CTTCAGTTCGAGATGGGCAACATCGTCGAGAAAACTTCTTCTTCCGGCAACAAGACATACGATGTTCCGCATGCCGGACAACACAAAGATAGATACTCGTCATTAGCAATGGCGAACGACTATATCAGCGAACTCGAAAAAGAGAACGTCAAACGTTTCAGACGCGGGGCGCCAAGCCTTGGGTTTGCAATCAAATTCTAAAGAAAGGGGCTGAGTGCCTTGGGTTTCTTTGACAGGTTCAGAAGAACCAAGCCTGCAGAGGCACCGAAAGCCTCTCGTCGAATAGATGTCGTAGGCGCAACAAAGGACGATATTGATGTGTACCAAAGCTACACTAACTCCAATATCACCTTTAGCGGAGAACTTTCCGGCTACGACTACGACCGAATCTTAAGAGACAAACAAAACAACATTGTCAGTCTTTATCAGTTGTCCGACTACTACACAGACAAAGACCCGATTGTTAAGGGCATTGTCCATCATGTATTCGTTCCCTTTTCTACGTGTTCCGACTGGCTTCTTATCGGCAAGAACGAGAAGACCGTCAAACTGTACGAAGATCAGTACAAGAGAATGCGGCTGAGAGAGAAGATCAACGGTATTATGTTGGAATACTGGAAATACTACAATGTCGTATGTTACTTGTTCAACGGTCAGTTAATTACCTTGCCGATCCATAAATGCGTCATCGGCAACATGGCGTTAAACGGCATGCCTTTAGTGGATTTTGACTGTCAGACCATTCAGAACGAATGGAAGGCCAAGGGTTATGCTATACGCGAAAACTGGATCAAGGATAATGATTTAGAAGCATATTTTAAAGGTTATCCTGACGAAGTAAAGGAAGCTTTGAACAAAGGCTTCCAGTATGCACAGTTGAATCCAGAAAACACTTTCGTTATGCAGGGCAACAAGGAGAGCTGGAACAGATACTCTATTCCGTTTATTGCGGCTTGCCTTGAGCCTTTAGCCAAGAAAGAACTTATCTCAAACTACGAGAAGGCTACACTCAATCTGGCTACCCGTGGATTTGTACATGTTCAGTACGGTGATTCCACCAAAGGACAGGATATGCTGCCGGACGCCAATCAGTTAAGGCAACTGGCAAACATCTTCAGAAACGGCATGTCCAACTTCCCGTTGGTTGTTACCAACCATCTTGCGGAGTCTAAATTTGTACAGGCTGATGTAGATGATCTTTATCAATGGGACAAATACCGCGACGTCAACAATGACATCCTTTCAGCAGGCGGTGTCAGCGGCATTATCGTCAGCGGCGTGTCTCAGGACGGATCTACCTTTGCTTCTGCTCAGATCTCTATGCAGACGGCCGAAGCAAGAATCAACGACGCAAGAGAGAAGTTCTGCGAACTGATGAACCGGGTCAACGAAAGATTGACAGAAGTCATTCCCGGTACCTACAACTTAAAAGAGATTCCCGAATTCAGATTCCAACCCCTTGATATGTCCGGCAAAAAGGCTTTGCGCGAAGCTTGCAAAGAGCTGTGGACAAAGGGCGTTGTCTCTACCAAGTCCTTACTGGATGCCTACGGATACTCGCTTGATAAGGAAGTCGAACAGCGGAAAGAAGAAGCTGAAGAGACGGACTCAATCCTTGTCGATAGAACAAAGACAGAAACGACAGAGAACAACGGAGCAGGCAGACCAGAACTTGATGAGACAGAAAGAACATCTGATCCAGAGAAGTCTGAAACCGGTAAGCAGCCCAAGCCGAGCAACGAAGACGGCTCAATGGGTGATACCGGTTAAACAGGACGTTTGCAGCTGAGCGTCCTTATAAACAATTCACTTGCTTGTTTTGTTATATGGTTATCAGAAACCTGAGTGGCCGCAACTCTGAGAGCGGCTGAAGAGTAGCCGGGGCTTCATGCCCCGGTGTACTTGCTTGTATAGCTCAATTGGCAGAGCTTTCGGCCGTTAACCGAAGGGCTCTAGGTTCGAGTCCTAGTACAAGCGCCAAGATATCTGCACCTTACGGTGTTGATATAGATTAGCTTCAATTGGCCTTGACTCCCAGCATTGACAATTGAAAGCAAAAGGAGAAACACAATGAATAGTAAGGCCAAATTTATCAGCTTTGCTTCTGTCATCTCCGAAATGAAACAGTCCGACGTATTCATGTCTGTCAAGATGCGAATACTCGAAACTCCAAAGGCAAATCTTAACGGAGTTAGAGTTACTGAAGCCTTCATCGACAATATTGTCGCCGACGAAGAACGGTATGTTGGACTGCCGCTGTATGCAGAC